ACGCTGCGGGGCGCCGAACGAAGACGCAGGTCCAGCGTGCCGTCCACCATCAGATGGCGACGCTGAAGTACCAATTCGTCAGCGGGAGTACGCGCGGTGTCGCCAACCAGGGCGCACTGACATACGAAATCTTCGCCCTGAAGGGCGGTCAGCGCATCGAGGAGTACAAGGGTCTTCGCGCGCTGAAGATTGGCAGGCGGGCTGCCGCGGAGTACAACGCCGGCCGGTCCGACATCGACGCGGGTACCGTCCGGTCGGGCGTGTGGAACCGCCCTCGCGTATTCAAGCGTTCCTTCGCGACAGATGAGGGCTATTTCGCTCTCCTACCGGGAAAGCGGAAGAAGGCACCCAAAGTCCTCTGGACGTACGGCCACAAGCCAGACCAGCCACGCGACGGTCAGGGCCGGTTCGCCGAGAGCAACCGCACCTATGGCCCGATCCGCCGCCTGTTCGGCCCGGCGATCCGCAAGGAGATCCCGAAGGACCAGTCGCTTGCGACGTTCCAGCGCGTTGCTCCGGTGATGATGGAGCAGAAGATCGTGCCGCGGCTCGAAAAACTCTTGAAGTTCTGATGGCCGAACCGAAGAAGCGCGGCCGCCCGCGCAAGGTGCGACCCCTAAAAGTGCCCGGCAAGCCGGGACCGAAGCCAAAGCCCAAGGCTGATGGCAGCATCCCGAAGATCGTCACGGCCGGTGTCCTCGCAGAACATCTGGGCCTAACCCCGGAGCGCATCCGGCAATTGGCGAAGCAGGGCGTGCTCGAGCGAAATGCCCGGAGCACCTACGAGTGCTCGAAGGCCGTACAGTCCTATGTCGCCTGGCGGATCGCGGCGGCCGAGCGCGCGGGAGAAGGCACCTCAGCGGATGCCTTGCGCGCCCGGCGTGAGCAGGAGATCGCGCAGCGCATGGCGGTGAGGGACCGCGATCTGATCCGACTGGACGACGCGCTGGAAGAGGTCGACGCGATTGTAGGCGCGCTGCTCGCGTTCGTCTCCGGCCTGCCGGCGCAGATTACCGGAGACCCACGTGAGCGCCAGCGTATCGAACTCATCATCGACAAGGGTCGGCTACGACTCTCCGACCGTTTCGCGAAATCGCGGGAGGCTGTCAGGACGGGCGAGCGTCCTGATGAAGCCGACGATCCGGACGACGCCTGACGAGTGGGGCCGCAGCAACCGAACGTATCCTCCGACGGCCGCCTATCCAGGTCCTCGCGAACCCGGCAAGACGCCATACATGATCCCGTTCGAGCGCGCCGTGCATGCCCGCACGCATAAGCGGGTCGTCATGGCGATGTTCGCGCAGGGCGGCAAATCGGAGGCGCTTCTCGACATCATCGGCGAGCGGCTCGACACGTCGCCGGTTCCGATCCTGTACGTCGGCCCCAACCAGCAGTTCATCCGTGAGCAGTGGGAACCCCGCATCATGGACCTGCTGGACGAGGCCCCTGTCCTTTCGAAGAAGGTCGGCAGAGGGCAAAAGAACAAGAAGACCCGCAAGGTGATCTCCGGCGTTCCGCTGCGCCTCGCGCATGGCGGGTCATCCACGGCCTTGAAATCCGATCCTTTCGGTCTCGCGCTGACGGATGAGGCCGACGAACTGCTCGCCAATGTGCGGAAGGCCGGCAACCCGATCGAACTCATCGACATCCGTGGCTCCACCTACGGGCCCGGCTTTGTCCATGCCATCGTCTCGACACCAAGCGAAGGGCCTGCCGACGTGACGGTCGATCCGGAAAGCGGCCTCGAATTCTGGGCGGACACCGATCGCAACGAAGTCGCCTCGACGATCTGGCAACTCTGGCTGTCAGGAACGAAGTACCATTGGGCTTGGCCCTGCCCGCACTGCGGCGAGTATTTCATTCCGCGTTTCCGCTGCCTCGCATGGGACAAGCCTCGCGATGCCGACGGACGCGAGTTGAAGTCCACGCCGCACATGGCGGGAAAGACCGCGCATCTGGTGTGTCCCCGGAATGGATGCCTGATCTACGAGGATCAGGTGGTTTCCGGCACGAACCGATCGGTCAAGGAGTGGATGAACGATCAGGGCGTCTATGTCGCGCCCGGCCAAACGGTCACTCCGGACGGTCTTGTAGAAGGGCTGGAGCCGGAAAGCTGGACGATCTCCTATTGGGTGTCGGGCTTGGCATCGCCTTTCGTGTCATGGGGCGAGCGGGCAGCGGCCTACGTGAACGCCGCCCGATCCGGCGACCACGAGCAGATCAAGGTCGTCATCAATGGCGGCTTCGGGGAGCTCTATGTTCCCGGCGACGGCGAAGTTCCCGAGTGGGCGGAGGTTCAGAAGCTGGGCGAGGCGGCGCCAGAACCGTTTCACCTAGGGCAGATTCCCGAGTGGATACAGGTCGTCACCATGACGGTAGACGTCCAGAAGAATCGCCTCGTTTTCACGAAGCGCGGCTGGGGCGCGCATGGCACGTCCTGCATGATCGCAGCGGGCGAGATCTTCGGCGATACTGGCGAGGACCAGCCCTGGGACGACCTCGCCGCCGAGATGACCGAGCCGGTCGACGGCCTGCCGGTTCGGCTCGTTTTGGTGGATTCAGGCTTTCGGCCGGGCAAGAAGAACGCGGTAGCCGATCACCGCGTCTATGAATTCTGCCGGCGCTTCCCGAATCTGGTGCGCGCGACGAAAGGCTCGTCGAACCCGATGCGGAAGCCGATCAAGGCCTCCCAGATCGACATCAAGCTGAACGGCCGGGAATTCAAGAAGGGCCTGCACCTGCTGCTGCTCGACACCGACCATTTCAAATCCGCCGTCCACGCCAAGGTGCGGTGGCCGGAGGGCGCGCCCGGCGGCTTCTTCCTTCCGATAGACGTCTCCGAGGACTACTGCATGCAGATCGTCTCGGAGGCCCGGGTGAAAACCCCGAACGGCAAGGTCAAATGGGTGCAGCGCAGCAAGGAAAACCACTTCCTCGACTGCGAAGCGATGCAGGAAGCTGCAGGAATGCTGCTCAACGTGCGCATGCTGCGCGGCGAGCGACCACAGCCAAAGCGACGTGCGAAACTGTCCCGCGAACTAGACGCGCTGGATCTTCCGCTCGTTCCCGACAACCGCCGCCGCGAACAGCCTCCCGAGAGGCGTGAGAGCTGGCTTCCCCGAGAGAGCATCTGGCGATGAGCGAATTCACCACCGAGGAGAAGCAGGAGCTTCTTCGCGAACTCCGCGAGGCCCGCTACAGCGGCGTGCTGCGCGTGAAGTTCCGGGAGCGTGACGTCACGTATCGGTCCGATGCCGAACTGAAGAAGGCCATCAAGGATCTGGAGAAGGAGCTCAACCCGAAGGCAGAGCGCCAGGTCGGCTTCGCGGCATTCGGCACCGGTCTCTAGCATTCACCATGCCGAACTGGTTTGAACGTGCACTGGCGACGGTGGCGCCGGCGACGGCCGCTCGTCGCGCTGCGGAGCGCCGGCGCTTCGATCTCATCGAAGGTCTGCGCGCATACGATGGCGCTTCTCGGGGCCGCCGGCTCGGCCATTGGCTGACGCAGGGCACTGCGGCCGACGCCGAGATCGCAACGGCTGCGCCGATCCTGCGGCAACGCGCACATGATCTGTGCCGCAACAACCCTGTAGCGGCGCGCATTCCGACAGCTCACGCCGACAACATCATCGGCGCCGGCATCGTCCCACGCGCGAAAACCGGCAACCCGGAGCTGGACAAGAAGATCAACGCCGCCTTCGACCAGTGGGCCATGCAGGCGTCGGTCGAGGGCACTCTCGACTTCTACGGGCTCCAGCACCAAGCCGTCCACGGCATGGTCGAGGGCGGCGAGATGTTCGCGCAGCGACGGATCGTGAAGCCGCCGCGCGACCTGATGCTGGGAAAGGACGAATTCTTCGTCCCGCTGAAACTGGAGCTGCTCGAATCCGACTGTTGCGACAATCAGAAGAACGAGCAGGCCGGAAACGGAATTATCGTCAATGGCATCGAATACCGGAACCGCGTGCGCCGCGGCTACTGGATGTTCGAGCAACACCCTGGCGCCGCGGTGAAAGACCCGAAGGCGTCGCAGCAGAGCGTATTCGTCAAGGCCTCGGAGATTGTGCATCTCTTCGAGCCACTAAGGACGCAGAACCGCGGCGTGACCTGGCTGGCGCCCGTGATCGTCACGCTCAAGGAACTGGACGAATATAACGCAGCCGAGTTGATCCGGAAGAAGATCGAGGCGTGCGTCGTAGCCGTTGTCATCCCCGGCGACGTCGACGACACCGCTCCGCTCGGCAACGAGGACACCAGCGTCACGGACGCCAATGGAAATCCTGTCGAGCGTTTCGAGCCCGGCATGGTCGCCTATGCTCACAACGGTCGGGACGTGAAGTTCAGCAACCCGGCAATCTCGGCGGGCATCGAAGCCTATGTGCGCATTCATCTGCGCCGCATCGCTTCCGGCGTTCGCCTTCCGTATCCGTACCTGACGACGGATACGAGCCAGAACAACCACTCCGCCGACCGATCGGCGGTCCAGCAGTACCGCCGATTTGTCGAGCATGTGCAGTGGCACATCTTCATCGCGCAATTCCTTGCGCCGATCATGGCGTGGTGGACGGAGGCAGCCCGGTTCGCCGGTGTAGTGGACCAGAACACGGTGGTGGGCTGGGAGTATTCGACGCCAAAGAACGAGTCGATCAATCCGATCGACGACGTGAAGGCGGACCTCATGGAGGTCCGCGCTGGCTTTCGCTCCATGCCCGACGTGATTGCGTCGCGCGGGCGGATCGCTTCCGAGGTTCTGACCGAGATCGCGGAGACAAACACCGAGATCGACCGTCTCGGGCTCACCCTCGATTCCGACCCTCGCAAGGTTTCGATCAACGGCCAGGTCCAACTTGGATCGGGCGAGGACAGCGCGCCGGAGAACGACAAGCCGGCCCCCACCACGAAGGCGAAGGGCAATGCCAAAGCGGCTCAGTGACGATCAGCAGACGATAAGGATTCCTCCGAAACTCTTCGGCGAGGTCCAGGTTCGCGCCGACACCTTCAACGAGGACGATCGCACCGTCGAGATCGTGTGGGCGGCCGGCGCGTCGGTTCGTCGGTATTCATGGGACGAAGGGTACTACATGGAGGAACTCTCCATGGACCCCAAGCATATCCGCATGGAACGTTTCGCGACCGGCATGTCCTTGCTGGATTCGCACGACTCCTGGTCGATGGACTCGCGTCTCGGTACTGTCGTGCCCGGGAGCGTTCGCGTCGAGGGGGGCAAGGGGACTGCCCGGGTCAAGCTTTCGCGCAAACAGCGCGCGGAAGAACTGCTTCAGGATCTGCGTGACGGCCACCCGTTCCCGGTAAGCGTCGGCTACAAGATCCACGCGTATGAGCGCCGCGACGGCGACAACAACGCGCTACCCACGCTTCGGGCTGTCGATTGGGAGCCTATGGAATTGTCGGCGGTCCCCGTGCCTGCCGATGCCGGTGCGCATTCTCGCTCCGCCGAGAACGCCGACACATCTGAATGCATCGTGATCCGGCACGACGCCCCCGCCGCCTCGTCGGCAACTCAAATGGAGAAACCCATGAATAAGCGAGAGGCCGCGAAGAAGTATTCCGGCGACCAGCTTGACGCACTTGCCCTTGGCGCGGGGATCACGCGCTCTGCGAACGAGACGGACGAGGCTCTGCGTGCTCGCCTGCTCGCCGCCTACGATACCGAAGATGCCGCCGCCGAACAGGCAAGGCGGGAGACGGAGGAGCGCACTCGCCGCGAGGCCGAGGAGGCGGATCGCCGCAACGCGCCTCCGGCACCGCAGCAGGTCGACCAAGATGCCATCCGCCGTCAGGCGGCTGAGACCGAGCGCGCGCGCGTCAGCGACATCCACGCGATCGCGGCCCGGCACGATGTTCCCGCGCAGGTTCTGAAAGACGCGATCGACAAAGGAACCTCCGTCGACGCCTTTCGGGCGAAGGTTCTCGATATGCTGGTTGAGGAGAGTGATCGAACCCAGATCAACCCACTCGTCGACCAGCACGGCCGCCGGCAGGATGAGGTGGACACGCGCCGCGCCGCGGTGGTCAACGCGCTCATGCACCGCATGAACGGCAGCATCGAGTTGAAGCCTGAAGCCCGCGAATGGCGCGGTCTCTCGCTGCTTGAGACCGGCCGCGAGCTGCTCCGGATGAACGGAGTGAATGTCCGGGGCATGAGTCGCATGGAATTGGCGACAAAGCTCTTCGAGCGTGGCGCCTACAATACGACGTCCGACTTCCCGATCATTCTGGAGCAGATAACCAACCGGACGCTCCGCGCCGCCTACGATGTGTACGGCCAGACGTTCAAGGCGTTCTGCCGCAAGGTGACCGCCGTGGACTTCAAGGATATGCACCGCGTGCAGGTCGGCGAGGTCGGTGATCTCAAGAAGGTCAACGAGCATGGCGAATACGAATCCACGACCTTC